TCCTCGTTCGACTGGCTCACGCCGCCGTGTGCGAGGCCCTGCACCCCTTGGAACAGCGACTGCGCGCCGGGCAGGTAGGAGTTGTGCTTGACGATGGTTCCGTCGATGAAGTCGGTGTTGTTCTGATTGCCGTACACCTGCGCGTACGCGAACTGCGCGGCCTGCTCGTCGCTCATCGACGGGTACGCCTTCTTCGTCATTGCGACGTAGGGAGCGAGGTCCGATGCGAGCGACGCCTTCGTGGCATCGTTCAGGTCGTACGAGGTCAGCCCACCGGGGCCACCGAAGATCGGCAACAGCCGCTTGATGAAGCCGGGGTCTTGCTGGCTGATGTACGCCGCCGCCGCGTCGCGGTCGGCCTTCGTCGTCACCGCGTTCTCGCCGTTCTTGATCCACGTCCGCGTGGTCTCCAACGCCTTCGGGTCGTTGACATCGACGCCGCTGCCGATGAACGCCGCGACCTTCTTCGCGTTGTCCGTGCCGATGTAGTTCGCCAGCGCACCCGGACCACCGCCCGGCACCGACAGGAACTTCTGCATGATCTGCAAGGACTGCTGCGCTCGCGGGCTGATAGAACCACCCGTCACGAACAAGGCTTCCGAGTCCTGACGCAGTTGCGATTCCAGCGACTGCGGGCGCAGCTTCTTCTCTGCGCTCACGAGCGCGAGCTTGCTCACGCCGTTGTCGAGTGCGTTCGGGTCGTCCTTCGCCGCCGCAACGTGGGTCTGCCAAAATTCCTCGGTCGCAAGTTGCGCGTTCTGCTCGCTCACGTCGCTCGGCATCGCCGAAGGATCGCCGCCGTTGATCGCACCCATCGCCGACGCACGCTGCGCCTGATCGTCGAGCAGACCCATCTGTGCCTTCTGCACGACCGCCTGCACCTTCGCTCGTCCCTTGTAGAACTGCTGCAACATCAGGGCGCGGCCGTGGTTGTCGATCACGTCCGTCTGCGCACCGCTGCGGGCCTTCCAGCTTGCGTTGATGTCGTCGATGGTCTTGTTCAGCGTCGCTTCGTCGCCGGGGAACGTGCCCTGCGCGAGCGACATCGACAGCTTCGTCGAGTCGCCGCTGATGTCCGCGAGGGCCGGTGCAGTCTTCAGGGCCTTCTGCGTCCACAGTTCTTCCTCGTTCTGCAACTGCACGCGGGATTCCATCGGGATCGCATTCCACACATCCGCGTTCGACTTCATCGCGTTGTACGCTTCGAAGTTCCCGTTGCTCAGTTGCGCCCGAGCCGACTGCGCCATGTACTTGCCGTATGCCTCATCGGTCATGCCGTACGGACGAAGCAGCGTGTCCGTGAACTTCTGCGTTTCCTGATCGCGGAGTTGCTGCGCCTCGTCGGGCGTCGTGGCGTAGCCGCTCGCCTCGTGCAAGGTGGACTGAAGCAGCTTGCCCGATGCAACGGTGTTGTTGAGGAACTTGTTGCCCATGTCCTCTTGCTGCCACGCAATGTGCTGCTTCATGTGCGTGTCGAGCATCGTGCCCCACTGCTCTGCGAGCTTGGACTGCACGAGCGCGTCCGCAATCGGGTCGCCAGTGTTGCCGATGCGCGTCGCCTGATCGACGAGGTACTGCCGCACATCGTCCGGAGACTGCCGACGCAGTTCCGGCATGTTCTCCATGAACTCGTTTTGCGCCTGCGTGATAGCCGTCATGGCCGTCATCGCACGCGCACCGTTCACGGTTGCCGATGGTCCGAAAATCTTCGTGTACCACGGCTGCTCCTTCTCAACGTCTTGCAGTGACTTGCCCTGCGCGACCTCGGACATGCCTTGGAAGTAAAGCCGCTTCTGCTCCGCAGCGATGTACGGTTGCAGGGCGTTGTCCGTCAGCTTGTTGATTACGTCGAGCGACTTCTTCGACGAGTTGAATGCCGCGTTCGCAATCGCCTGCCAATCGCCGCCCGGCGCGACAGAGGATTGCCCGCCTTGGATCGAGCCGCCGCCACCCTGCAACGTGATGCTCGGACCCACAGCCTGCTTCGTCGGCTGTTCAAGAACTACACGTCCGCTGTCATCGAGTGCGAACGAACTCGGTCCCATCTGTGCCATTCACACCTCACTTGAGTTGGAAGTTAGCGATGCTGCTGCTCGACCCTTCCGTAGAGAAGAAGCCGTTCGTGCTGCCGCCGAGATTTGCGCTGAAGCCATACGCGTTGTTGCCGACTCCGTAGTCGCTCGCCAGCGACGACGTGCTAGTCGGCATGGAGAACGTGGTCGGCCCGAACAGGACACCCGCCGACGAGTACCCCGGCGTGTTGCCGATGGTGCCGCTGCCGATGTCGCTCCCGCTGCTGCCGAAGCTCGACTTCAGGTTGAAACTTCCCATCGCACCGTTCGCGGCACCGAGCCACGCTTGACCAACAACACTCGTCGCGAACTGACCTGCGCGCAGCGGGGACTGCACGAGCGGAGCGACGTTGATGTTGTAGTCGATGGGAGCGAATGTCTGGCCTTCGTCAAGCGACGCGATGGTGTTGTAGGCCAGCCCCGCCTTCTGTTGCAGAATGTCGTACGTCTGGTACTTGAAGTTCTGGTCCGTGATTTCCTTCTGCCGCGCAGCGGTGAGGGCCATCGTCTTCTGCAACATGCTCGCGGTCGTGCCGCCGACGCCATTCGCCGCCGCCGCTGCGCGCACCGCACCAAGTTGCTCCGCTGCCTTCAGTTGCTGATCGAGACTGCCCTGCACCGCGTTGTCTTGCAGACGAACGAGGTTCATCGTCAGCGCGTTCTCCTGATCGGCATTCGCGTCGAGCTTCCGTTGGTTGCTCAGGCTGCGCGTCAGGTTCGACAGCGACGCTTGTGCTGCGACGAACGCGTTGTTGGCCGCACGTACCTGATTGGCCGCATCGGCGTTCGTCTGGTTGATAAGGTTCTGCGACGTGGTGTTCGCGTTGTCGATCATGCCTTGGGCGTCACTCCAAGCCTTGTTGACGTACGCGTCCATCCACGTATTCATGAAGCCAGCGATGCCGCCAGCTAGTGCTGCCCAGCCCATAAGGCCACCTCCTATTCCGCTTACACGCGGCGTGAGCTAAGGAATAGCTGACCGACCCACTCAATCGCGGTGAGGCCCATCGGTAGCCAGTTGCGCGACACGAACTGCATCGTGTGCTCCGTGTTCGCCCGGCCTGCGGGCACCTGCAATGCCGCCGTGGTGATAGGCTGCATCCCTACTTGGTTGTTGCTGATACCGACGCGCCGACCGTTGAAGCGGTACACCTGATCGGTCATGCCCGCGTAGTTGATCCACGCATCGAGACCGCCTGTGTTGTTCACCGACACGGTGTAGCGTCCGATGACGAGTCGTCCGTTGACGATGGCCTTGTCGTTCTGGTCCCGCACGAACGGCGGTGTGATTTCCACGTATGACGAGTACCCGACGCCAACCCATGCCGCTGCCTGCTCGTCTGCGGTCAAGCGACTGTAGAAGTCGTTGAACTGCGCGATAGGTTCGCCAAGCCATGCACGATCCACGGTGTTCGCGAGAGCTACAGACGCGTTCGGGAACTTGGAGATTGATGCCGGGTTGATGATGCTCATGCTCGACGAGGTTTCGCCCGCGAGGTACGCCGCCGCCGTGCGCTGCGCATCGAAGTACGGATTCACCGCGAGGTCCGAGTCCATGACGAACTGATCGCACGCGGCAAAGATGCTGCCGCCGTCCGTGCGCAGCGTGAAGACGTAGACCGATGAGTCATACGTCGTGAGGCCGATGATCTGCCCGACGCTCGTATCCCACTCCCAGCGCGACCACGAGTCGAACGCTCGCGTCTGCGTGCCGGGCTGGTCGATGAAGCTGTAGACGTACAGCCCGTTGTCGTTGCCATCCGTCCGCACGAACAAGGTCGTTGGTGCCGATAGCGTTGCAAGCTCGATGGGTCGCCCCTTGATGTACCGGCTCAACTGCTGCGAGACCGTGTAGGTCTCAGGCGTGTCTTGGAACAGGCCGAGTTGGAACTGGTTGATCTTGCCCGCGTACGGCGACGGGCCGGGCTGATTGCGCGCCGGTTCGTACTTGCCGTAGAACAGCAGGTTGCCCACGACTACAGGCTGCGCGTACTCAGCATCCTGCTCGTTGGCCGTGGCCGACACGGAGACTGTCTTCGGCGTGAGCACCGAGCGCCCGCTGATGACGTACTGCTTGCGTTGGCCGAACATGAACAAGTCCTTGTCGTACACGACGCACTTGCTGATGATGTCGTCCTCCGCACCGAGCGCGTACACCTCAATCGGGTCGTCGTCGTCCACGGTGAGCATCGACTTGCGGAACCAGTTGAAATAGTCCCCGGTGCGGCTCATGAAGATCACACCGTCCGACACGATCACGAGTCGGTCCATGAACACGGTGAGCAGCGACACCCGCTTGCCGAAGAAGTACGGCACGTTGCCGGTCTCGTTGATGTCGCCAGCGACGCTCGACGAGTAACCCGGTGCGCTCACGCCAGCGAGGCTGTTAAGTTCCGCCGCGTTGTTCGCGAGATAGAACGTGTGACCGTCCGACGAGACACAGCCGATGGCGAACACCTGCCCCGGCGTCACGACCTGTGCAGGGGCTTCCTTCCACGTCACGGTGCCGATGGCCTGCGTCCCGGCCCAATTGCTGTCGGGGATCGCTTGCATGTAATACGGGTCCGCGCCGGTCGGCTTCACCTGCACGACCTTGTTGGCCCAATGCAGGGGAGACAGCAGGCTTACGTCCGTCACGGTGTTCAGCACCGCACGGAACAGCGTGCCGTCGCCGGAGTCGTCCACCGTTACCGACCGGCAGTCGTCGAGCGCAATCGAGCCTCCGACCGCGGCAATGCTTGTGTAGCCTGCGCTGACCAGTGCATTAACAAGCTGCGAGGCGATGTTCTGCGGCTGGATGCTCGCAGCCGCCTGACCGACCCACTGGTTGACCGCCGAGTTATAGGCGTTCACCCGGTCGTTGACCTGCTTCTGGTAATTCGTATTCGTCGAGCCGTCCGGGTTCGTAAGCGGGATGTCGCTCGTGTCCAGCAGGTTCGGATAGCTCTGTGCCATCGTCGTGTACGAGGCGTTGAACGTTGCGCCGTCGCTGTTGCGCACGACGCTGATCTTGTACGTCCGGCTGTATGCGCCGCCGCGCACCGTGGCCTGACCGTGGAATTGCTGCGCGCCGTATGGGTCGCTAGTCGAGTACCCCGGCCCGAGCGAGTTCGAGGCCATGACGATGTACTGGCCGACCGTCGTGATCGCGCTGATGCCTCCGAACAGCCACGGTTCGAGATTCGTCTGGTTGCCGTACACCACATTGAGGAACTTGCCCGTCACCTTGTTAAGCACGTAGCAGAAGGGCAGCGTGTCCCCGCTGTTGCGGGTCCCGCTCATGTACACGATGCTGTACTCGGTCCCGCCGATGAAGAAGCTGTATTCCCGGTAGTTCCGCGCATACGCCTGTTGTGCCGGCGTCAGAGATGCGACAGAGGGGATAGCCTGCTTCTCGTCCATCATGATCGAGCCGTGCCGGCGCACGAGACCATTAACCGGGTCCGAGACCATATTCACTTGTTCGTAGTGCTGGCCGGGATGCCGGTCCTGCGGAACCTGCTCGCTAACGCCGCGAGTAATGCTGGCATACGATCCTATTACCTTTGCCATCAGTCCTCCTTACCAAGTACGGCGATAGAATCGAGACATGGGGCTGATCATCCGCAACTGCCCCGCCACAGACGGGTTGCTAAGCATGTTCGACTTCATCTGCCGGATATGCTCTGCACGCAGCGTGGTGAATGCTTGCTGATACGCACCGCCCAGCTTGTTGTACTTCTGAGCGTCGCCGTCGTAGTCGTTCTGGAAGTCGAGCACGGTGCGTGCGGCGACGACGTGGTTGGCCTGCATCGGAAGGTCGTCGAACGGGACCTCTCGTATCAGTTCCACCGCAACCGGCTTCGCGAACTCGTACGTCGAGGTCGAGCGGTCATAGAGACGACGGCCACGGACTACCCAGCTATTGCCGTCATCCATCGGCTTTACGTCGATGGCATCGGTAGGCACGTAGATGAACTTCGTGTTCGGGTCCGGCGTGAGCGTCAGATAGTCGGTGTTGAACCACCAGCCCTTCGCCAGTTCCTGCGTCAGGCACGTCTTCATCTTCAGCAACGCAGCCGCCACGAACGGATGGTCTGCATCGACGGTGTTCAAAGGCGTTTCACCCATCGAAGCGAGGCACTGATTTACAACATCCAATTGAGTCAAGCGCATTTGAACTCCTGAAAGCGAAAAAGCCCCGACGCCTTTTGGGCACCGGGGCTAGTTCAATTAGGTCGAAACCTTCTTGATGAGGCCCGCGAAAGCGGGGTTGTTCGGGGTCACGCCGAACGAGAGGTACGCGTCGATGAACCACGACTTCAGACGATTATCGAAGAACACGTCGGTCGTCAGCGGGATCGTCTCGCCAGCGAGCAGGGCACGCGGCGACAGGGCGACAGCGACGGTGTTGCTGAAGTCGCCGTCGTACGCGTTGGCATTGCCGTCGTTCGACAGGAAGTGGCCGGTGATGTTGGTCGTCGGAAGGTTGTTCGACCGCCAGATCGGCACACCGAACGCTTCGAGTTCCTTCGTCTTGATGGTCACGCCGTCCGACGTGATGAAGCTGCGGTCAACGAGACGGTCGTTCTTCAGGAGGGTGTAGTACACCCACGGCTGCGCCACGACCACGATGTCGTCGGCTTGCGGATCGACATCCTTGGCTTCCATGTCCGAGAACAGTTGGCCGAACATGTCTTCGAGCGCGGCCGGGTCTTGCTCTTGGCCTGCGGACTGGAACGTCTTCACAGTGCCCGGTGCCCAGCCGGACGGGTAGCCCGTCATGTCGGCGATCTGCGCAGCCTTGATGGCTTGGATGAGGAACGCTTGGTCGTAGAACTTCGCGATCTTCTTGCCGTGCTCTTGGCCGACTTGCGCACGAGCGTCGTAGCTGTTCTGGAAGTCGTCGATCATCGGCGTGATGTTGCGGGCGATCACGACCGTATCGACGGTCAGCTTCACCTTGCTCGCTTGGTTCACGCTGCCGTCAGGTTCCGTACCCGGCACGAGCTTCGAGAGCGTCGATTCGCCGACGCGGAAGGAACTGATCGTCGAAGTGCCGCGCACCGGACGAACGGGAATGTAGCCCGCGATAACCGACTTCCGTGCAATCGTGCCTTCCACCTCGCCGGTGTACTGTTCGATATGCAGGGCCATCGGGTTGGTCTGCGCCGGGGCCGAACCGATCTGCGGGTTGTTGCCGACTTGCAGGTTCTGACCGGGGCGGTTGATATTGGTAACGCTCAAGCCCATGAGGACTCCTTTTCTTTGAAAGGCGTGTCGTTTCTCGCCACGCTTAGGTCTCTAGAAGCGACACGGTTCTCTGTGTCGTGTAGGAACCGGAATTACCGGAGGCCCAAAGCAAAAGGGCCAGCCCGGTTTCCCGAAGCTGGCCCTCTGAGGTGCGACTAGCTGTTAGCTGCGATACGCCATGCGTCGCTGCACGAGCGACTGGTATTCCGGCGTGCTCTCGAAGTTCACGCCCTTGGTGCGCCGAAGTTCCTGCGATGCCGCCGCGAACTCCTTCGGCGACAGCGGGCCGTTGGCCGGTGCTGCCGAGCCGCGTGCTGCGTCGGTCTTCACTGCCGGTTGCTGCGGTGCGTACGTGGTGCCGGGTGCGCCCCGGTACAGGTTCACGAGGTACGCCGCCATTGCCTCGGCGACTACGCCGCCCTGCGCGAGAGCCGCGTTCACCGCCTCCTTTTCGGCGGGTTCAGCGTTAGCCGAGGCCCACTGAAGGACGTTCGACCACTCCTGCTCGCTACCCGCCGCCGCGACGACGATCTGCTGTACCGCCGCCGTCTTCTCGGCTTCGGCCCGAACGTAGTCGGCGTAGCCCTTCTCCGCGAGCGCGATGTAGGCTTCCCAGCCCTGCACGCCCTTCTCGGCCATCAGGGCCTTCACCGGGCCGAAGTTGCCCTTCGTGGCCGCTTGGATGGCCGGGTGATCCACGTCGAGGCCGTGCTTACCGACGAAGCCGAGCGCGAGGTCGAGGTTCGAGTCGCCAGTCGGCGCGTACGTTACTGCCGGACCGAAGACGCCCTGATCCGCCTTATCGTTCGCTGCCGGGGTTGCCGGTGCAGCGGGTGCCGCTGGGGCTTGCGCAGGTGCCGCAGGAGCAGCGGATGCTGCCGGGGCGGCAGGAAGGGACGTTGCGACCGGAGCAGCCGGTGCTGCGGGCTGTGCGGGTGCTGCCGGGGCTGCTGCGTTCGCGTTCGTATCGCTCATGTGTTACTGCGCTCCTTGTTGTGGTGCCGCCATGTTCCCTGCTACCGCAGAGGCGACGGGCCGGGCTACCTGCTGTTGCAGGGCCATGAGTTGCTGGTTCTGTAGGTCTTGCGCCTGCTGATCCGGCGACTTGATGTACAGCGACGGGTCCACGCCACGGCCAGTGAAGATCGCGTTGGCGATGGCGTCGAGCTTCAGGACGAACTGCATCTGCGGAGGCAGGCCAGACACCGCCGCCATGTCTTGCAGGCACAGCTTCAGGTTGTCGAGGTCGCCGTTGCGCGACAGTGCGTCGAGGCCGGTGATGATCGTCGGCTTGATGTCGGTCCCGTTCAGGTCCGCACCGCCGACTTCGCGAATCAACCAGTAGGCCATCGGAAGCTGGAAGTCGAGCGCGAGGCGCGAGTACACACCGCCCAGCGAGGTTTCCAGTTCGTTCGCGACCATGCGGACTTCCTCGGCAGTCACCCGCTCCGCGTCGCGGATCACGGACGCGCCGAGCAGGAACACCTGACCGAGACGGTTGACGTACTTGCTGTTTGTCACGTCGATCTGTTGCAGCGACGCTGCGGTGCCCGTCACGAGCGGGATGATGTCGTTTTGCACGCCGGGCAGTGCTTGGCCGTTCGTGCTGGCTTCGAGGTCTTCCGGCTTCGTCTGCCCCGCAGGGTTCACGAGCCATCGGAACTGCGATGCGAGGATCGCCGCTTCCACCTCGGCCTGTGACAACGCGGACAGCGCGGCGAGGTCGCCCGACACCTGCTCGACGAGTCCGGTGCCGTAGTTGTTCTCGTCGTGTAGTTCCCACGTCAGCACGCGATACGGTAGGGTCTGCTCCGTGTACTTGCCTTGGAACTTCGTGTCCGCAAGCTCGTACTCATCGACGTGCTGGGTCTCGTGGTAGTTCTGGCCGTCCCACTTGACGTGCGTGTAGTGCGCGACCGTCGTGCATTTCCCGCTCTCGTCCGGCTGCTCGTTCTTGAACCGCTCGGTGTGCTCTCGGAGGTATTCCTGCGCGGCTTCGGAAAGCTCGTCGAACAGGACTTCCTCCTTGACGATGATTTCGATGACCTGCCCTTGCTGCGACCGCTTCACCACGTACTTCTTGATCCCGAGCACCCGCATATTCTTTTGCAGGAGCAGGAGGCAGTTGCCTGTGATGATGAGGTGCCGCAGTGCTTCGTAGAGCTTCGGGCGTACGCCCATCTGGTCGAGGGCCTTGATGCAGTTCTGCTCGGCCACCGACAGTTGCGACTGAAGCTGCGTGATGTCGATTCCACCCCGAGCCATAAGCCCCTTCATGAGCTTGCTCGGAATGTCGAGGCGGAAGAACGGACGGCTCGGCGCAAACAGTGCCAGCATCAGCTTATTGGTCAGGCTGTTCACGCCCTGTGCGCCGACCGACTGATAGTCCGTTTGAAGCTCTTGCAGGTTCTCGTTGTACCCCGGCGGCGTGCAAATCGTCGGCAGGGTGAATGCTGCGTACTTCTCACAGCGGACGAGCAGCGACTTGCGCTGACCGTCCAATGTTGACCATTTCTTCTGGACGGTCATTCGCGTCCCTCCTTATTACGTCAGGCGGATACCGACGCCTCCGTTCGTGCCTCCGACACTCGACGGCGATGCGCTCATGTACCTGCGGCGCGGGTCCGTCGAGTCGTCTGACGCCGCGTTGCTGGTCAGGTCCACCTGCGTACTCGGCTGTGTCGTCTGCTGACTCGCGATCTGGTTCGCGATGGTGGACTGGTTGATCGTGGCCTGCTGCGCCTGTGCCGTCGCCTGTGCCTGCGCGTTCACGCTCGCGGTCTGCGCCGCTGCCGCAGCCTTCGTGGCATCGGCCTGCTTTTGCGCAGCGGCAAGTTCCGCGTCGGCCTGCTGTTGCGCCGCCTGCCGGATCGCGTCCGCTTGATCTTCCGGGTCGATACCGAACACCCGACCGACTGCCTGTACTGCGTGCTTGACGAAGCCCATTCAAACCTCCTTGTAGTACCCGTTGCCCGACTTCTCGTAGCCGAGCTTCTCAATGACACGCCCGAGCCGGTCGTTACCGACTGCCCCGAGCAACACTCCTACACAGTCGTTGGCCCTAGCCAGCGACTCCATGCACCACACCGCCTGTCGATAGCTCGCGCCACGGTCGTCGTAGATGCGCAGCGTGAGCAGTTCTTCGAAGAACTTCACGCCGGGACTTGTCCACGACCCGCCGATGTCGAACACGACGAGGTAGTTGCCGTACACGAATGCGTTCACCGCACCGTTCGCGATCTGCGCGAGGATGTGCTCCTCATCGACGTGCTTCGCCCACGCCTTGCTCGCCGACCGCAGCCGGTGTACGTGAGCGACGCCCGCCTTCCATATCGCTTCGTGGTCTGCCACGCAGACTCGCCGAGGCCCTTCCGGTGCCTTAGCCAATCGTGAACCCCTCCCGCAGCTTCTTCAGGACTTCCTGCACGCCGAGTTGATAACCGGCGAGCAGTTCCGTGGTTGCCGTCGAGACTGCCGGGCCAACGAGTTGCCGTTCGAGTTGCAGGTACTGATCCGGCGTGAGTCGGATCACCTCCTTTTCGTTCATGGGCGATTCCTCGTTATGCGTCGTGTAGGAACCGGAATTGACTTCCGATTCATGGTCCCTACACGACTCAGGCAAAGAAGTACGGCGATCTGCGAACTTGGTCGATGTCCAAGTTGCCAGCCGGGGGAACTTCAGGAAGGCCGTCATAATGGTCGCGAAACCAATTGAGCGGATCGTTTTCTTCATACATCCTCGCGAACGTGTCTCGGATAATCATGAACAGCTTCTGCGCGTCCGCTGCGTGCGTGCCGTAGTCGTCATGGATCATCGCGAGCGAATCAATCCCAGCCTCATCGCAGGCTTTCACCGTCAACGCCAAGTGCGCTGCATCCATCGAGTGAACGAAGTTCGGAGACAGCCCGTTCTTGTGCTTGTGTACGTCAGGCTTGTCACCTACCGATCCCACCTTCAGACGAACTCCACCGAGCAGCAGGGAGTTAATCCGCACCACCTCGACTTCGTTGTAGACTTGGACAACAGGGAATCCGCTCGGCGTCGTCCAGCGTATCTGTGACGCGCCGCCCCGGATGAGCGTGGATGCACACTTCTGAAGCCACGACATAGCCTTCGATGCTGCAACTACGACTTCCCCGATGGCTTCCCATACGATGTGAGACAGGAAGCTGGCTGCTGCACCGTACTCACCGCGTTCGAACTCCGGTGCCTCGCCGCGACGCAAGTAGTCCTGCACAATGAAGTCAGCACAAGAGAACCGGGTCGATCCGTACGGAAGGGTCATCACGGAACGCTTCACCAGTTTCCGGTTGATTCCGTGGGCAATCCACTTACGGGCCAAAGATGAATCGCGCTCAGATAGCTGATCCAAATTCAGGTCCATGAGTTTCGACTTCACGACATCAGCAACTTGCTGGTAGATGTCGTTCGGCTTCGCTGCTGGAAGTAGGTTCGTCGCTCGTCCTCCAACTTCGTCACGCAGCATTGCAGAAAAGTGCTGAAGTCCATTGCAAGAGCCATCAAGACCGACCGGGATACGTGAAGTGAAACCCGAAGGATTCCGTCGCCACTCGGCGTACTCCTTGCACCACGCGAGGAACTGAAGCGGAGAGTCAGCGTCAGTCCATCCAGCGTTAGACACAGGATCATCGGCGAACGCAATGATGTGTCGGTCGTTATCCTCCACCCACTTGATCCGGTCGGCGAACGGAACCTTGTCAACCCCAAAACGATTCGCTCCGTTGACCTTGAACCAGTTGATCGAATCGGGTGTGTCGAGAGGCTTTCCATCAGCGAAGCGCAGGAGAGCCTTTTGTAGATCGCTCCCTTGAGGCGAGATACCAGTCGTGACCGCGTAGAGACGCCCACGAAAGTCGGCTTGGTACACAAAGTAAATCGCATCGTAGTCCTTGAATTTGTCTGCGATGCGAGTGGCTGCATAGAACCTGCCCCACTTCTGGCCGCGCAGTTTCATCTGTGTGTGCCACTCCGCGACCTTGCGCTTCCATGCGGCGAACTCGTTCAACTGGTCGCCGGTCATGTCTTCCTTCTTCATGTCCTGCGTGAGCCACGCGGGCCGGTGCGGCTTGGGAATCTCGGCCTGCGTGATTACCTCGTCCATGTCGAAGTGCTTCGCCACCGTGCGGATCGTGTCCAGCATTTCGGCGTTGACCTGCCAGCGCACGTTCTGCAACTTGTTGATCGCGCCGCGCACGATGCTCAGGTCTGCGCGCCGGTACACGTCCATTGCCTCGCGCTTGCACGTACGGGCCACGTTGACGCAGTACGGAATCCAACGGCGCATTCCATCGGTGTGATAGCCGCCGCGATTGAACGCCGTCCACGGCTTAGGCGGTTCGATGCAGGGCATCGCCCACGGCATAGTCTCGGCGACCAACTCCTTGATGTTGTCCACGACGCTGCGTGCTTCTTCCGACATCAGCATTTCGAACTTCTCGTTGATGCCGCCGAGCTTCTTCACAACGACGCGGTTCACCGTGACCATGCCAAGCTCACGCAGGCATTCGATCAACCACAAACCGACCTGCTCCTGCTCGCCTCGTGTCCAGTCGGGCAACTTGATGTCGCGGCTGTTCGCGCTGTCGCGCACGATGCGATACTTGTACCGGGCATCCTTCGAACGCCGCCGCTCGATGTCGTGGCAGATGTCCCAATACAGGTCGGGTTCCATGCTCTCGAATGCAGCCAGCACCAGTTCGCGATAGATGCCAGTGCCGAGCAGACGGGCAGAGTCTCGTGCATCCGTCATGCCCTCGACCGCCGTTGCCACGACCACGCTGCGTACTGCGTGGAAGGCGACGCTCGCGGGATCGAGCGGCTTCAGCAGCGCGACGTGCGCTGCGCGGCGTCCGGGCTTGCCGGTGTCCTTCACTGCCTCGGCGATCATGTCGCGAAGCGGGAGCACGTAACGCCGATACAACGGGCGAGCGTACGGGTTCATGTCGGCTCGCCCTTCCTTCTCGTTCTTCTCCATCATGCGGACTGCCCGCTGACGTCCTTCTACTACTATTTCCCTTTCCAGCTTTCGCTGCGGCGGTTCGACCGGGCCGACGAACTCGTACGCTTCCGTCAAATTACGCTGCCTCCGACAGTCGTTGCTTCAGGCGTTCCTCGTTCGCACGAGCGATGACTTCCACGCGCTCCTTCAGGGAGCGTTGGTCGAGTTCGGCGGCTTCGTGGAACGGGAGAGTTGAGGTCTCGACCAGTACCCGAGGGCCGGGCAAGGTGAGCGCAGAGATAACGACGATGTTCTTGTTTATTTGGTCTTGCGTGACTTGATGCCTTACTTCATTCAAAGTCAGCAGCCTCCTTATCGAATCGCACGCCCTTGAAGCGCGGCTCACGCAGCGAACCTTGGGGCGTGAAGCCGAGGCATTGCACCTCGATGATCTTGCCGACGATGCTGTCGGGGTGGTACGTGTTGGTCTCGCGCATGTCCCACCACGTATCGCGCTGTTGGTCGCTCATGCCGCTGACCTTGACGTGACCCTTCGGGCCTTGGCAGACGAGCGCGCCGAGCGTGCCCCTGTACTTGCCCTTGCCTTCCTCGACACCGACCACGCGAAGGTCGTAGGTCTCTGCGGCCTTGACCTTGATGATTTCGCCATCGGTGCCTTCGCCTGCCTTCCACTCGCCGCTCGTCGAGCGCAGGATCAAGCCGTCGTATCCGCCCTGCGCGACGAGGTGATCGCACAGGTTGGTCGGCTTGCCGTAGCTACCGGGGTTGTACGTGGCTGCGAGTTGCACCGTGTCGGTCGGATGCGCCCCTCGGAAGAACGGGAACAGCACGTCGAAGCGCACCGCGAACGAGTACGGGCTGTAGCCGTTCTCGAACTCGTCGAGGGTCAGCATGTCGAACACAACAAGCTGCAACTTGGGTGCTGCTGCGTGTCGGCGGAATTCACCGCTGATGACGTTTTGCGTCGTGCCCGGTCGCCACACCTCGCCTAGCACAGCCAATGCTTGCCCGCGCTCCAACCGCTTCGAGAGCTTCTGTCGAACGGCCTTGATGATGTGATCGCAGGACTTCACGACCTCCCCCGTTCGCGAGAGCACCTTGTCTCCCGCGCTGTTCGGCGTGACGATCACGATGGCGTTGCAGCCGTCGTACTTGCGCTGCGCGTAGTGAGTGAGCGCGAGGTCATCGACCGATTCCGCTCCGAGTTCCTTTCGGACTGCTACCTTTACCTTCGCAAACTCGACCGCCTTGTGTACGATGTACTTGCTCAATCCGACTCCTTAGATCGACGTGACGATGGGCACGCATTCCTGCGCAACTTCTTGCAGGTACGCGAGGTCACGGAAGTTCTCGACGTGGTTCAGCTTGTCGAGCGGAATGAACGCCGGACGGCGACCCTGATTCAGCATCGCTGCCAGCTTTTCGCTCGGGTGATCGTTCACCGGCACGACGCCGGGACGGTTCACGTTGAAGATGAGGTCTGCGATCTTCGCCTCGTGCTCGAAGCGCATGTCCGTAACGAGCACGTAGCCGGGGAAGACCTGCCACAGTTGCCGAGCCATATCGACCCACAGCGTCTTGCGGACGCGCTGCCCGCCTTCGGTGCCGAGCACCTGCATGAACTGACGCGGGCTGATGTACAGAGTCCCGCCGGGCTTCGAGGTGCAGCGCGTGAACTTGTCGCACACCTCGACCGTGTAGCAGTACAGGTGCGCCCTGTCGTTCGGTTCCATGCGCTCGGCGAGTACCGACTCGATACCCTCGTACAGCTTGTCGCGGAAGTCGTCGGCGTCGATCCAGACCGGCTGCTCCTTCTGTGCGCGGTCGTACGGTTCCAGACCCATGTGAGCACTGATCTGTCGGATCGGCTCGGCGAAGCTGCCGGTTCGCACTTCCCATCCACGGCCAGCGAGTGCGTATTCGAGGAACCCTGCAAAGGAGTCCTTACCAGCACCAGCGAGGCCGGTAATGCCAATGATGCGTCCCATCTAGTTGTACTTCCTCCGGTACTTCGCCAGCTTCTCGTTGACGCGTTTCGTAATCTTGTGATTGCGCACGACGCCGAGTTCTTCGAGTAGCGTCGCTAGTGCGATCACGTCGCCGATTTCTTCTTCGAGTGCTCGCTGATTGGTCTTGTGCGGATCGCTGAACGGCTGCTGTGCTTTCACGCCGAACTGGATCATCTTGATCGCGGCCTGCGTGGTCTCACCACACTCGCTCGCGAGGTGTTGAAGGACGCCGGTAACGTCCATCACTGCACCAGCAGGTTGTCGCGAGTCTCGCGGGTATTGACCATCGTGCGACCTCGCGACCAGCCGCCGCAGTCGTTGCACTGGTAGCGCACGTACTTACCGGTCTGCGTGAACCGGTAGCCAGCCCTGCGCATGTGCGTACCGCCGCAACGCGGGCAGGTCAGTTCGTCCGGGTCCACGAACGTTCCGACGTTCGGGTGTCCTTCCATCCACGGGCGCAGCCGCAGGTAGAGCTTTTCGAGGCTCACCACGTCCTGCTTGTTGTACTTCTCCATGACTGCCCATGCTCTCGGATTCCCCTTCAGGCATTCGGCCCACAGACTGAAGCCGGGGAACTCCGCGTGGTCGTCCTTCTTGTCTTCCGGCACGAGCATGTCGGTCAGAGCCACGAGCCGGTTCGAGGTGAACGCGAACTCCTTGCGGGCCTGTTCCAGCGTGTCGATAATGCGGAACGGGGACGGCGGCGGGAACCCGTTCAGGATGAACCGGGCCTTGATCTTGCGGATGTCGAATTTCTTGCCGTTGTGGGCGATCACCACGTCGGCCTCGTCGAGCAGCTTCCACAGCTTGCCCATCAGCACGCGGTCGTCTTCGATGTTGCGCCGCTTGGATTGGTCGAAGTACATGACTCTCGGATCGCCGAGCCACTTCGCAGCAAACGACAGGATGTACCAGTCGGTGCTGATCTGATCCCACGACACGTTCTCCTTGAACGTGCGCCACACGTAAGCGAGAACCGGAGCGGTCTCGATGTCGAGTACGAGGATTCGGGGTTGCGTGGTCAACTGGCCTCCGTCTGTTGCTTCGCCTTGCGGCGTGCGATTCGCGCTCGCTTGTTGCGGAGGTCGCGCTTTTCCGCTTCGGTCTTGAACGTCGGGTACTTCAGGCCGCTTGGATGCTCCTCGTGGTACGTCAGGTATTCCAACGTGTTCTTCAGGAACTCCTTGCCGTCGATGCCGCGCCCGATGCGGTTCGACCAGTTCTCGATCTTGCCGAGGCAGGCGTTGCACCAGCGGCACACGACCGCTCGCACGTCGCCGGTTGTGTGGTCGTGATCGACCACGGTGTCGTCGGTCATTTGCAGCCGACAGAGAGGGCACTGATTACCCTGCTCCTTCGCCAGCTTCAGCCGCGTTGGCCTTAGCTGTGATTGCGTCAATCTCCGCACGCTGTATCCTCACGCGTTTCTGGAGGCGCTTTGCTGCCGCCTCGATGTCGGATGTAAGTGGAACGACCCGCACGAAGTCGTGCAGGTATGCTTGCCGTCCGTGCCGCAGCCACAGCAGGGATGCTTGCTCGACGAAGCGGTCAGCCCACTCGTCGCCGTAGTGCTCGCGGTAGCCGCCGCTCACGACCTCGAACGCTTCCTCGTTGCACGTCGTACCCTTCAGCGCAGCGAGCGCGCCCTTCTCGCCGATCTTCTTGCCGAAGTACAGCGGCAGGCCGGGTATGTGGTCGGCGGTGTCGCCTTGGAGCATCTGCAACCAGAACCACTTGTGCCCGTAGACCAGCCCGTTGTACGGCCCTAGAAGCTCGTAGGTGCCCTTGGGAACGACGGTCAGGGTGTAGTCATGGAAGTCGATGTGCAGGCCCGCCAGCATCCGCATATCCTTGTCAGGCGATGCGATGGCGACGGTGTGCGTCGGGTCGGGCACGTTGCTCGCGACGGCGAAGCCATCGTCGGCCTCGCGGTCACGCCAGCGCGCTACGGAGAACGCCGGGTTCAGCTTCGGGTCATGCGTTTCGAGGTAGGTCCGCAGCATGTCCCAATTGACCGGCTTCCTGCCGCCGCTGCGCTGCCCTTGGTACGGCTTCACCGTGGCAATCAGGAACCGCTCGCCCTTCGTGCCGCCCGGCATGGACAGGTGAACCAGTGCGCGCCGCGCACCGGACATTTCACGCAGGGCTTCGACCTTCTCGCGCACGTTCTTGCGGGCGATGCCGGGCGGGCACTCATCGCCGCCCGCGCAGCGGTAGGCGAGGTAGTCGCCGTCGATATGGACGACGCGCTCGTCTACCGTGTCGGGGATGATGGTGCGGGCGACTGGCTGCTGCGCGGCTGCTTGCTTGGCTACTTCTTCAAGCCACGCAGGCTTCTGCATTACTCGACCTCGGCGAGCGGATCGTCGTCGTCCTCGTCGTCATCTTCCGGTTCCGGCTCGGGTTCCGGCTTCTTCTTCGGCGTGGTCTTCTTCGACGCGGGCTTCGACGGCTCGGCCTTGGCGGCCGGCTTCTTCTTCGTGGTCGTCTTCGGTTGCTCGACTTCCGGCTCGTCGTCCGATTCTTCTTCGTCGCCCGGCCCGACTTCATCCGGGTCGAACTCGCCTTCGTCGAGGATCACCTGCATCGGCGAGCCGATCCAGTTCTTCGCCGCCATGATCTTTTCTTGGATCACGTTCTTCGACTTGGCCGGGCGCACGACCTTGCCCTTCTCGTCGCGCTTCTCCTCGTACTCGCCGTCGATGTAGATGGCGTCCCACATTTCCTTCGACGCCAAGTCCCACACGAACGCCTTCAGTTCGCTCACCGGCTCGGCGACCTTGATCTTCTTCACGGACACGTTGCCGTCGTCGTCCACCGTTTCCACGACAGCCGGGCCGATGGTGTAGCCGTCTTCGTTGCGCAGGTTCGCGTACACGACCTTCTCGCCGTCACGCTCCTTCTCGACGTGGTGAATGCGACCACGGTAGGCGTTGCCAAGAAGCTCGACGAAGTGCGATGCCTTGCCCTCGTAGTTCATCTTCTTGAACAGCTTGTTGATGTTGCCCTTCTCGTTGTTGGTCAGGGTCTCGGTGATCGTCATGCGCATCGGCTGACCGTCTTCGCTCGCCGGGTAGTTCTTGCCCGACAGTTCGAACACGAGTTGCACCTTCTCGCGATAACGCTCCTTGCCCTTGAACACTTCCTTCTGTTGGCCGATTTCGTAGTAGCCGACGAAGCGAAGGTTGACGGGGCCTGCGGCGGGCGGCGTGTAACCGCCACCGCCACCGGCGACCGTCTTCGTGAAGTCACGCGTTTGCTTCGCCTTCGCTGCCAGTGCTTTTACGTCCATGTACTCAGTATCCCTTAACGATAATCACAATTGCGATGATTGCTTCGACGACCATCAGGCCGATCTTCAGTTGATCCAAGACGGTTGATGTCCTCCGATGAACCGCTTGCGCAGCCACGGACGCAACTTGTCGAGGGCCTTGTCGAACACCGGGTCGTCGATAGGGTTCTCGTCCATCATCGACGGCCCCCATACGGTATCGCTCGGCACGCCCAGCGGAAGCTCCCAGCGGAACCACCACTCGATGAACGTGCTCGCTTCTTCCATACAGGCGTGCAGCAGGGCCGCTGCCTTTGCCGCTACCTTCTTGTGGAAGTCACCGTACTCCGCGTCGTGAACCTGATTCACGAGCAGCGCGAGGCCGTCGAAGTTCTTGAAGAAGTAGAACGCTCGAACCGACAGCCACATCGCAGCCTTGGCCCACTCGCCGCCTTCTCCCTGCACCACGTAGTTCTTGATTTCCGTCGGGCTGAACGAACTCAGGATGCCCTTCTCGACGAGATACTTCGGTGAAGGGGATTCCCAATAGCAATACCGCTTGCCATCTGGCGTCGTGCTATAAGACTTGCCCAACTGCACCATGAGTCCGCGCACTTCGGGATGCTCGACAGTTCTTTTAGTCGGCTTTCGGTTGCGCTTGATGGTTGTCGTGAGTCGTTCATAGAACTCCTCGATCTTCGGATAACGCTCGTTCTCCGCGTCCACGAGTGCCTGCACTTCCTCCTCGCTCATGCCAGTCGATGCGGCAATCTTGGCGACGCCCGCACCGTAAGCGCGTTGGAACGAGAAGACCTTGGCCTTCGTGCGTTTGTAGTCCCACTCCTTGTGAACGTCGGGCGGGACGCTGCCGTCCTTGTTCTTGCACAGGCGCAGCACTTCCTCATACGGCATCTTCTCCTTCACGGAGAGCCGCATACAGTGCATGTCCACGCCCGCGATCAAGTCGGCGATGAGTTGCGTGTCGCCGGTCAGGATGGCTTGGATGAACACTTCCAGCGACGTGAAGTCCGACTGGCAGATCACGCCGTCCTCGCCGAACCGCGAGCGGAACACGAGCTTCACGTCCGACTTCTGGCCTTTGCTCAGGTTCTGCAAGTTCGGGTTCGACGACGACAGCCGGGCCGTCACAGTGCTCGTCATGTTGAGCATGTGATGGATGATGCTGTCCAACTGCACGAGCGTCAGCATTCCCTTCGACTCGCCGTCCTCGTCCGTCACGATGAAGTACGTGCCAAGGTCTTTCGTCATGGCCTGCACTTCACTCAGCGTCTTCAGGAACGGAATGTCCCGGTTGCCGAGTTCTTCGATGACGTTCGCTGCCGTCGAATACACGCCCGGCTCGCTTGCTTCCCATCGCTTGTCAGGCTTCGTGAAGCCGTCGAAGTGGTACTCGAAGTCTTCGATCCGTGTCTTCGGGCCGCGCTCGATGTCGGGCACCTTGACCTTCTTAGTCTTCAGTTCGCCGACGTTCTTGCCGCCAGTGAATCGCAGCGGCTCGGGCTGATGATCCAAGCTCTGCCACTCGCGCAGAGGCATGGTCTTGTACGTGGCCTTGCCGTCCACGACTACCTTCTCGTGCTTCAGGTAGACGTGCTCCTCGTCCTTCTGGTAGTACACCGGCTCGCCATCGTCGCCGCGCACTACGGCCTTGGCCTTGTACTTCACCGGCCCGCCGAAGATGAGCGCGGACTTGTGGAACCGGCTCGACCAGTTGAACTCAAACGGAAGGTCTTTGGGCAGATACGCGGCAAGCTGCTCGACCGCCTCCTGCAACTTCTTCGACAGCTTGTCGGCCAGTTCGAGGCCGAGTTGCTTGTCCACGTACATACCGTTGCGCTCGGCTTCGATGGTGAACACGAGCGCGCCCATGTTCAACAGGATGCTGCGCAACTGACCGTTCTTCTTCGCCGCCGCGTACTGCTTCAGGAACACAAGCTCGGTGTTGCCGATGTCGCCGTGGTCATTGCCGTCGCCGACGAGGTATCGCAGCAGCAGGTCTTCGGGTATCTCGATGGTCGGGATGCCCTGTTCCCACATTGCCTTCACTTCGTCGAGCTTCACATTGCCGCCGTACATCGGGGCAATCTCGTCGAGCGACAGCATGTGCGACGATTGCTCCATGCCTTGCAGCAGGTACTCGGCAAGCTGGATGTCCCACACCACACCGCCGTTTACGATCCACTCCATCCACGCCGCGAGGTTCGCTTCGCAGTGCGAGTGTGGATTCGCCAGCGCGTACAGCAGGTCAAACTTGATGTTCTGCCCGACCAGTACCTTCGTTCCCTTCAGCAGCTTTTGGAACCAGTCTTTCGGTAGGTTCTTGCACGCTGCGATGCGTTCTTCGATGGTCTCGCCATCGCCGAAGTAGTCGCTCTGCGGCTTGCCCATCGTGTCCGCGCCGATCACGCCTCGGCTGTAGCCTTGGCAGACGACGTAGTTCTCGTCGGAGAACGGGTTAGCCTTGCGCTTGTACTCGGTCTTCGTGCTTGTTTCGATGTCCCATACGGTGTACCTCAATCACACCTCCTTCGCCGGGACGCACACCGCCTTCTTCACCTGCAACGCCGGATCGTGAATGGACTCGACGGCCAGCTCCGCATTCCAGCAGGTCAGCTTGTCGTCGGTCTCGAACATCGCGGTCTGCGGCGTGCCGTGCAGCACAAGCCACACGATGAGCGTGAACGCTCCGGTCGGTCCCATTACTGGCCGCCGAATCGGTTGTGCAGGAAGCGGTACACCTCGATTGCTTCTTCTTCGTCGAGGATCACGATGTCGGAGTCCCGGCCCGGATAGTCCGTTTCCAAGTTTTCCTGAACAAGCGTGATTAGCCCTTGCCCGTTGTCGCACACCTTCAGCGTGCGATTGATGTCCTTCGTGTATGCCATGTGGTCACTCGGGGTCTTTGAACAAAGAGCACGGAGCGTCGAACACGACTTCAGCACGCGGGTCTTGCGGCCCGCCGTCGCGACGCTTCTTGTTCTTCGGGAGTGAAATGAACCGGCTGTTCTGCAAGTCCGGGTTATTGCTGCGCCCGATCATGAGAACGAAGTCGGCTGCGCCTGCCTTGCCTGTGCGGCTGTTGGCAAGCATCGACAGCTTCGGGAATATTTCGCCCTCGGCGTCGCCATTGAGTTGTGAGGTTGCGATGACAGCGCAGTCGTACTTCACGGCCCAAATGCGGGCGCGTTGATACAACCATTCGAGCAACTGGTCCGTGCGCGTGCCACCGTTCGATGCGAGTCGGTCGGCCTGCACGTTGTCGAGCATGTCGATGACCACGATGGCCGGGTTCAAGTCCTTCACGATGTCTTCCAACTCGCCCATCGTGTAGTCGTGAACGTCCAGAATCTTGAACACGTCACGCCCGCCCTGTGCCTCGACGAACCGCCCGTACACCGTGCCTTCCTTGCTGTACTCGACGAGCTTCTTCGTCGGCACGCCAAGCGCGGCGTTGAACAGTCGATGCTTCAGGCGTTTGCCCGGACCCTCGTTGTTGAGCACGAGGATGTGTCGGTCTTGATCGGGGAACAACTGATCGACCTGCGGAGCCATGAACGTAAGCTCGCTCGCGAACCACGACGACTTGCCGGTATCGACGCGTGCGCCGACAATGCCGAAGTCGCCGGTACGAAGTGGTCGCATCGAGCCGTTGAGGCACGACAGTCGCCAGTGGAAGCCGATGTCGTTCGCGTCGTCGTGCAGGATGTCCTCGATCCGATCCTTGACGAGCGGGTGTTGCTTCCGCTTCATCAGCCACGCTTCGTGGTCTTCGTTGATCTGCCGAATCGCTTTCGTCAGGTCGCCTTCGCCTTCGTCCCAATCCTCCAACGCACGTTGAAGCCGGGCCGCAGTCTTGACGGATGCCAGTCGCTCACGCAGACCGTCCGCGACACCGGGTTCCGGGTCTTGGGCAAGCTGCTTGATCTGTGCGACGTAGGTAGCCATGACTTCCGGCTTCAGCTTCGGATGGCGCATGGCGAAGTACGTCCTGAACGATGCAGGTTCGATCCGATCAACGGCTTCGTTGGCGTCGAAGTACGCCTCGAAGTCCTTCAGGATCACGCGGGTCTTGTCGTCGATGCCCGCTTCAGGAACTGCGCTGTAGAACCGCTCGAACGCCTCACGCGTCTTCAGGACACGGAGAAGCGTTAAGTCCAATGACACTCGGTAATTGCCTCCGTGAATATTTCTTCGGGTCCATCGGTGTCTCGATGCGCTCGGCGTCGATACCGCAGGACCGAAGCTGTTTCAGAATCCGACGCGATGCCTTGCGACCGGCTGCGTCGCCGTCGAGCCACACGCGCACCGGCCCGCCGCGCCGGATGATCCGGGCGAGAACTTGGTCGGTGAGATTGGTGCCCAGCAGGGACCACGCTTCGGTGAACTCGCCTACACGGAACGCGGACAACACGTCCTCGGTAAGCACGAGCGGATCACCTCGCCCGTAACTAGCGACGAGGTGCTGCTTGTTCACGTCAGGGTTGATGTACTTGGGGCGCTCGGTCTTGCGGGTCCACCACGGATCGCGGGCCTGCCAGTACACGAGGTTGTCGCCCTCGGCGACGGGGAGAACTACGCGTGCTGACGGCTCGTGCCAGTACGCGCCCAGCCGGGCTATCTCCGGGATGCCGATGCCAGCCGAATACAGCCACACTGCGGCCTTGCCGGGCCACGATGCAACGTCGGTATTGATCGGCTCGGGCAAGGCCACTGACGAGGCGATACGCTCGTCCTGCTCCTGCTCCGCACGGCGGCGGGCGATCCGCTCCGCGAGCGACGGCTGCGGCTTCGCCTTGAAGCCTTGGTCGTCACACCGGAAGCAGAACGCCGACCATCCGCGCTCGCCGTTGCTGACGATGAGCGTCTTGCCGCCGCCGCAGTCGTGGTCAACCCGCCGCTTGCGTCCCTCGTCGGTCTCCTGCGCTGCCTTGAGCCACGAGCGAGGGTCGAGCAATTACAGCGCGTCCGGGTTGATGTCCCACACGCGGACGACGCGGGCCTGCGCCGCGATGCGCGATGCCTTCACGGTGCGAGTCGTCGGGTTGATGTAGCCTGCCTTGACGGCTGCACGCGGGAGCGCGCCCCATGCGTTCGGGTTCACCGGCTCGGGTGCGTAGTTCGCGAGGCGGAACTCGTCGATGGTGATGTCCTGCGCACCTTCAGCGTACTGGTCCGTGCAGAACTCCTTCAGCGCAGTGAGTGCCGTCGCCAGCCACTCGCTGCCTGCACGCTTGATCGCCTTCGCTTGACCTTCGGACTTCAGTTGCTCGCCGGTCTTCACCGGTTGATAGAACGCTTCCATCATTCGTCGAATCCTTCATCGTTGTCGAGCATGGCGAACCCAACGGTCAGGCCAACGCCGACGAGGTTGAACATCGTGTCAACGGGCGTCGTATCGGACTCGACGCCGAGGTCTTCGTACAGTTCGGTTTGGTTCATTTCGTGGTGCCACCGATGCTGTTGGCTTCGGCTTCAGCCGCTTCGGCGACGAGCGCGGCGTGCTGCTCGTACGCGTCGGCTTCAGCGACGGCATCGTTGGCGATTTGACGCGCCTTGTCGGCCAGCGCGGAAGCAACGGCGGCTTCTTCGCGGTAGACATCGACAGCAGCGCGGGTGACGCGGACTTGTGCCTTCAGTGCAGCAACGTGGATACGGACTGCGACTTCATGCACCTTCCGGGTAATGGAGAGAACAGTTTGCATGGCTTTCACCTATGTTTGAGTGCGCGCACAATGGCAACGCGTTTTGTGGTTCACGAATTTCGCTTTACACGCGCTCGTGTTGGCTGCGTGTGCTACTGGTTACTGCTGTTGCTGCTCGACTCGCGAGGCGATGTTCTGGATCGCAGCGAACAGGTTGCGATTCAGGATGCACGCCTGAACGAACTGCGCCCACGTCGCGAACCCTTGCTTGCGGGCGATGCGGTTCAATCGCCGGGACATACGCTTGCCGGGCCGATCACCGCCGACCGTGTTGAGGGTTCGAACTACGATGGGATTCTCGAAACGATTCACGTCAACTCCAAGTAACGATTGATGAACAGGTCATACGCTTCGTCCGGGCCGACCGGAACGATGCTGTGCTCCAACGGGCTGAACTCGTTCGTCCACACCCATGCGTCCGCGTCACGATCAAGCTCGGCGAATCTCGGGTACGGCATGATGTCTCGCTTCTCCGTGACGAGAAGCCGAAGGTCCGCGTCCTTAACGGAATCTGCCGCACTACTGGACAGCCTGAACTTCAGGCGAATCGCATCCTCAACTCGACGCTCGATGTCGCGGTAGTCGGGCAGTAGCTGCTTCAGCGGACTCGACACGTCGCCGAGATACGCTTCGCTTGCGTCGTGCAGAAGACCTTCAAGTGCGAAGCGCTTCGGCACGACATGGGACACGAGGACACTGTGCTGCGCGACGCTGTAGAACTGCGCCGTGTGTCCTGTGAATCGGCAGATACGCGACAACGCTCGTGCGATGTCCGTGATGTGGATGTCGCGCACGGACGGGTCGATAAAGTCGAAGTACCGACCGGAGGCGGTCAGGATGCAGGGGTTCATGCGATGCGTACCGGCTCGTGCTCGACCTTCAGTTCGCGTGCGCGGTTCTCTGCGTGCCAGTAGCTTTCGAACGGGCCGGTCCATCCGCCAGTGCGTGCGTCGAAGACATGCCACGCGTCGCCTTTCAGTTGCACCGACAGCGGGTAAAGGTTGTCGGTCTCGGGAACTGCTTTGAAGTTTTGTCGCATTACCACTCCTTGCTGTTGCTTGTGAAAGAACCACGCCGACCGATGCGTTGGCCGACGAAGCGTCGCTTGAACTCGCGTGCGTCTGCGTGCGCATCGCTCGCGTGCTCGTACTCCAACTCATGCACGTTCCCTGTGCGCGAGTCGAGAATGCGCCAGAACTCGCCGCGCATATGCGTGATGAGCGGGTACTCATCGCCGATGCTGTGTGCCTGAAGGCCACCAGTGTTTGCACCGTGACCCATGTACTGCACTGCCTGCATGGTTGCCTCCTAGACGAGACCAGTTGCACGAGCGAGCGCGAGCTTGATTGCCGACGACTCGACCTGTGCGCGGGACTGCGACGTGATGCGCTTCGTCACGTACGCGTGAACGTTGACGTGCTGCGGTTTCTTCGGGATGTACTGCGGCTTGCTCATGTCTATCTCCTGTGTTGGTACTGCTAAATGCACGCTCGCCAGAACGCGCATGTAGCAGCCCGGACTAGCCGGGCCATCAGGTGTTACGCAAGAGCACTCCAAATGCGTTCGACTGCCAGTGCGAAGGTGCCGTCGAGGGTCATGTGCAGAACCTCGTCAGCCGCTTCGTGATGCGTGACGTACTTCACGACGTACAGCGTCGCGACGATTCCGGTCATGACGATCACTCGCTTGCGCCAACGCACGCGGCAATGCTTGTCATGAATGGATTCCTGCTTAGTGGCCGCGTCTTCGTTGGCCTGACGGATCGCCGCGATCACGTCCTGAAGTTCGATGGCGGTCATTTGTTGCGCTCCTTAGTTGCAGTGTTGGACTTCGGATCAACCCGACCGACAAGGCCGGACACATTCGCTGCGACGACGCGACCATGCGCGTCATAGGTGTACACAATCTTTGGTTCCATCTCGTCGCAGTCCTTAATAAATCGAAGACAAAGGAGCGGTGCGGACGAGGCGGGCCGAATCCTTCCAGAAGCACAGTTGGTTATCGCCGGGCAGTACGGCATCGACGAGTAGCTTGCGCTCGTCGAACGGACGCTCGTACATGAACGGCTGCGGATCAACGTCGTACACGGCGAGCCGGAAACCTTCTTCTTCGGCTTCGTTGAGCCACGCCGGATCGTTGAACCATTTGCGCAGTTGGTCGAGCGTGCCGAACCCGAACAGGTACTGACTCTCGATGTTCTGCGCGTTCACCTTGTCCCAATGACGGGACAGGCGGCGGTCGCACCACGGCGTAGGCTGGTCGCCAGTGTCCGGGTGATACGCTTCGCCCGCGTTATACGGGCCGCGATGCGATTCGTTCTCTACGCGGTAGACTTCCATCGTGTCCACCTCATGCAGAGAGGTTCACGAAGAAAGCCGGATCGAACTCGGCCCAATCTGCCGCTTTGGGTCCGATAAGTTCGCCGCTCGTGACGGTGCCGTCCTGAACGAAGCCGACAGCGATGCAGTCTTGAGCCAGTTCGAGCGACAGCCGGTAGACCGCTGCGCGGGTCGCGATGCCGTCGCGTGGATACACCTCGACGACGAGCGTGCGTTCTGTGCCAA